ACTCAATATTTCAACGATGCCAACATCATTGCGGGCAGCTTCAATCTTGAATTTGTGCCTCAAGTTGACCGTATGCAGTTCAGAGCGGTGATGAAGTACCGCAACTCAATAAAGAACTCCCTTACAGAGTACGAAACCATCATGGTGAAGTGGTCCGACGCTCCAGTGCAGCCACCGCCGCAAGAGGATTACGACATGACGGCGTATTGCACCCAGCGTGAGCACGCATTTATGAGTGCTCGGTATTTGATGAGCCTGCGCCGCCGTGTGGATCACACGGTCACGTTTAAGACGTTGCCAGACGGCTTGAAGCTAGCGCCGGGGGATTACATACGCTTCGACACCAATTCCGCCCCTTATAGAGCCCTTTATTCAGGCGTAATCAGAGCGGATGGAACGTTGTTGTGTGTATCACCTCCACCGGATGGAACCTACGACGGTCATTTTTATCTAGCTAACGCTTCAAGCGTTACTGATCATTCCTTCACCATCCTCAAGGGGAAAGTTGTAGGTAGCCAGTTCTATGGAGCGCTTTTCAATATCCCTAATTCACCAAGCCTTAAAGGAGGTGGATCAATCCCTGAGCGCCTGGGTGTTTACTTGGTTGAACAGATCACCCTTGGAGAGGATGCCTTAGTAGAGGTAGTAGCGAGCCATTTTCCAGTGGACCAAAACAATGTCTCTAAAATTGTCAACGATGTCTTAGATAAAACGAGCTTCGAGGTGATTACATGACCCATTTTCCGCGTCACCCGGTTCCTACTGGTCGGATCTACAAAGCTGGTGATTACTCTCATGGCACCTATCGCGCTATGAGCGGAGCTGAGGTACGGATCCTCTTTGGCAATAAGCGTCTTGCCTCTACTGTTCAGCTCATATACAAAAACATTCCAGACAGAGATGCGGAGGAGCTATTGGATCACTACAACTCAGTTAAAGGAACTTTCGAGTCATTTGAGGCAGGAGGCGCCACCCTGAATGCCGGCTGGACTGCAACGACTGGTGCTCTCAATACCACCGTCAAGGTGACCGACACGGAGTGGAGGTACGCTCAACCGCCGCAGCTACAATCGGTTTACATCGGTTTTTCATCCGTAACCGTTGACCTTGTTGCTGTGACTATTTAACTAATGGCTTATTACAGTGGAGCTAATGGTGAGCTTTGGATTGCCGGCAAAACCGTTGCTCGGGTTCAGAAATGGACTTTTAGCACGACCGTTGCTGTATTAGATACGACTCCGTTAGGAGATACAGATGCAACGTCTGCGTATGGCGTAAGAAGAACAGCGGGAAGCTGTTCACTTTTTTATTGGCAGGATGGCAACAAGCAGGGCGATTGCAGCAAACTTATTCAAAACATTGTTAAAGGTCGCACGACATCAACAGTACAAGGAATAGCGGCAGTTCCGGCAGTTACAAGCCTCAGGTTGAGGTTGGATGACGGTACGGTTGTGAGTGGCACCAATGTTGGGAAGTTTATTCGTGGGGAAGTTCTTCTTACATCAGCAACTATGACTATGGCTCAAGGCGATGTCTTCTCTGCTGATGTTACCTTTCAATTCATTGGCGCTCCTGTACAGGCGACTTTATGACTAAAGGGGTATATCTCGGCAATAATGGAAGTATTGAGATTTCACGCGGAGCACTTGGCGCTCCTTGGGTAGGAGAGCTTAACGCCGCTGATGTAAACGTTCCAAGGCGTAGGTTCTCAGTCTTAGGAGTGGAGGGATTGTTTATTACTGGCGACCGTATCGATATTACCCTACTAACTACGACGGGAAATTTAGAACTTGTTGATGGCCACGCTTTCCCTGATTGGAGCGGCTTTGTAGCTATAGACGATGCCGGCGGGATGCGTCTATATAATAGTTTTGCCGATGCTGTTAATGGTCTAGAAGCAGACGCTTTGGAATTAATTGCTCCCAGTGCAACTCAACAAATAACTATAGCAACAGGTAGCATAAAAGGCTACCAATATAAATTTGTTTCTAAGGTTAAAAGTTATCAATTTACTACTAATCGAAATACAGTAGATCTAAGCGGAATAGGTGATGATTTTCAACAAATGTTTACATCGGGTCTGATATCCGGGCAAGGAACTATTGAGTGCTTCTGGGAATATGAGAGACAACTTTGCGAGGATGATTGTTCAGGACAAATTGAACTGCCCCAGTATTTTACTGAATTAGTAATTAGATTGCAGCAGGGTTCAAATTTCGCTGGCAGATTTCATATCTTTACCGACCCTACTAGGAGCATTTGGTGGGACTGCCCAATTTGCATAGCTACCAGCGTAGCTATGAACTTCGAGCCCACCGCTCCGATTCATACGCGCATCGAATTTGTAACTTCCGGTCAGATCCGTATGCGTATTGGTCGCCCTGAAGGGTTCCTTGCTGTTGAGCAAAGCGGCTTGCTGCTCCAGGAGGCCCCGCCAGGTGTAGAGCCCTCCGGGATCGAGCTTCAAGACGACTGACCTAGACTGCTAAAAAGTTTTTTGTGCTTGCGGCATGCCCGACTTAAAAATTAGCGAGCTGTCACCGTTAGCTGGCAACTTATTGCAGGAGACGGACCCGGTAGCGGTTGCTGATCTCAGTGCGTCTGAGACAAAGAGTTTGACCGCTCTGCAATTGGCTACCGGCATCGCGTCGATGTTCCCGGCTGGCAGCATTTCGCTGGGTGCCGTTAATCTCGCAATTGGTCCCGGCTCCATTGACACTACTGAGATAGCTAGTAACGCAGTAACAGACGCTAAACTTGCCGACAACTCGTCAGCAGTTATAGACACAACGCCTCCTGCCAATGGTAGGTTTACAGGTCAATTATATATTGATACGGCTACCAATTTCGGGTCTTACTGGAACGGCACCGTCTGGACTGACTTAGCATTTAAGTTAGTTGAGGACTCCGTAACAGCTGCCATACTTGCCAATAACTCGTCAGCAGTTATAGACGCAACGTCTCCTACTACCGGTGATTTTACAGGTCAATTATATATTGATACGGCTACCAATTTCGGGTCTTACTGGAGTGGCACTGCCTGGACTAGCTTAACACCTAATATAGCTGATAACGCAGTAGCAGCCTCTAAACTTGCCAACAACTCGTCAGCAATTATAGGTACAGCAGTTCCTACTGCTGAGTTTACAGGTCAATTGTATATTGATACAACTACCAATTACGGGTCTTACTGGAACGGCACTGCCTGGACTAGCTTAACACCTAATATAGCTGATAACGCAGTAGCAGCCTCTAAACTTGCCAATAACTCGTCAGTGGTTATAGGCACATCGCTTCCTGCCACTGGTAATTTTACAGGTCAATTATATATTGATACGGCTACTAATTTCGGGTCTTACTGGAGCGGCACCGCCTGGACTGGCTTAACACCTCAGCTAGGTACTAACTCAGTAACAGCCACCGAACTTGCCAATAACTCGTCAGCAATTATAGGTACAACAGTTCCTACTGCTGAGTTTACAGGTCAATTTCGTATCGATACGGCTACCAATGAAGGGTATTACTGGGACGGCAGCGTCTGGACTGGCTTTCGGGGAGAGGCAGCCGTTGGAAGCATCGCCACGGGTACTGGGTCTGTCGCTATCACACCAGTTGCCGGTACTACGGCCGGTGAGATTAAACTTGATACGGCGTTCACTAGTAGCACTGCTGCGGCTCAGTTTATAGCTGGTCCGACTGCTAGCGCAGGTACGGTGAGTTACCGATCAATCATTGGTGCGGACCTGCCGACCGCTGGAACCGCAAAGGGTGCGGTCGCGGTTTCAGGCAACGGCTTGAAGATGGACGGGGAGACACTTGAAATTGATAACGAGATTGCGGCTTCTACAAGCTTCGGTGTTACTCAGGTAAACGTGAATGGTTTAGTAACTGATCATCGAGTCATAACTGGAGATGATCTGCCGATACCCACGACTACAACGGTGGGCGCAGTGATGATCGGAGATGGCATTGCTATTTCTAGCACCGGCAGCATCAGTCTTGATGAGCAGTCTGGCGTAACACCTGCTGACTATACGAAGGTGACGGTCAATGATCGAGGGATTGTCACCGCTGGAGCGAATCTAGCCGCCGCTGATATCCCTGACCTGAGTGCGGCGAAACTCACCAGCGGTTATGTCAATCCTCAGCGGATCGATAGCCACACGATTGAGCGAGAAAAGCTAGCGCCTTATTCCATTGCGTTTATTCAGGAGGCCTCACCGGCCACTGACGACGCAACACTTTTTGCTGGTTGTCTCTGGTTCCAGGAATCCACAGCACAACTGCGCATGTGGAACGCCAACGCTTGGACATCGGTTGGGTTCGGTCGTCTGGCTGCAGACAACCTGCGATTCGGTGGAACGATTAGCGCAACTTCAGGCGATATCACTGGGGTCACTTCTGCTGGCATAACAGCAGGGCTAACCATAGGGACTGATTTACCAGTTGCTACTGATGGGCTAGGGGGTTTGTATTTAGTTGTTGATGAAGCCGGCTCTAATATCAACGTCACATCAGGGTATAGCTATGACCCAGGCGACTGGGTGCTTTGCATTAGTGAAGACGCAGGCTGGGTAAGGATCGATACTCTTTCAGGTGGTGGTGGTGGAGGGAGCGACACTCTTGCCGGCTTGCTAGATACGCTAATAACTGCGCCCACAGAAGGCGATGTATTGGTCTACGGTTCCAACGCTCTATGGACGAACGAAGCGACTTTATCTGGGGGAGTCTATTAAACCTCACCACTAGATTTAAGTGTAAGTAGAATGAGGAAACCCGCGTATGTCGGGCGGATCTTCTGACGGTATGTCATGGCCACAAGAATCAAGCTCAAGAACTCGACCGTCCTAGACAAGGTTCCTACTACCTCTGACATCGAGGTTGGTGAGCTAGCTCTGAACTGCAATTCCGGGAGTCCTGGCGCTTATATCCAAGATTCAGGCGGCAGCATCGTAAAGCTGGCTGGAGCGGGCAGCATTACGACGCCTGACGCAACTGAAACGATAGAAGGTATTGCGAAGATCGCGACGACTCAAGAAGTCACGACAGGAACGGATGATACAAAAATAATTACACCCGCAAAACTAGCAGCTGTAATTCCTTCGAGTGCAACTGAAACGATAGAAGGTATTGCGAAGATCGCGACGACTGCAGAGGTAACTGCTGGGGTTGATGACACAAAAATAATTACACCAACAAAACTGGCAGGTGCAATACCAGCCGCGCAGGATCTGCAATCAGTTTGCGATGCAGGAACAGCAACAACAACAGGCGCTTCTTTTGCGGGTCAGGTAACTGTTCCTGAAACTCCTAATGCTGATGCATCTGCTGCGTCTAAAAAATATGTTGATGATGAGATTACAAATAGTATCTCTGCTGAAGATTTCTGGGATCGTGCGGGAACAACTATATCGCCAAAGAATTCTGGAGATGACTTAGATGAAATAGGCAGCATCACTGCGACTGCCACGGTTACAGCAAACGTCTTCTCCGGTAGTTTACCTTATAGTGATTTAACAGGAAAACCAACGATTCCGACTAATAATAACCAACTAGCAAACGGTGCAGGTTATTACAAGAGTGGAGATAACGCTAGTTTTGGCACTGTCACTGCTTCTTCATTGAGTGGTGATGGTAGTCAGCTAACGAATGTCCCTTACAACCAACTCGGCGCTCTTCCTTCCCTGCCATGAGTACACCTGCCGACACTGACATTTACCTCGTCATTAGAGGAGGCACTTCTTATCAAGTAACTTACGAAACCATCATGTCGACTCTCGAAGACACGGATCTACTTCTCGTCAACCGAGGCACTTCGTCCTACCAGATCACGGCTGCAGACTTCAAGAGCGGGGTAGTCCCGCCGGCTGATCCGCTAGTTGTTAATGCCAGTCTTAGTACATCGACCGCTGAAGTTGGCACCGCCATAAATGTCAACGTTTCAATTTCAGGGGGAACAACTCCCTACAGCAATACATATCAGTGGAAGTCGAAGAATCCGAGTGGAACGATTAGCGACATTGGTGGTG